GCAATAACACGCCGCCGATGAAGTGGCAGTGCTGCACGGTGCCGATGTCGACGTTGGTGGTCGACCAGCGGCCGATGTCCAGGTTGACGTAGGTGTCCTGGGCTCCCGAAGCGCTGGTCACCTGATTGAACAGACACTCCCGGACGATCTCACCCGTGCAGGTGACGTGGCCGCCAGCGGGGACGCCCGGGGCGTTGGAGTCGTCGATCCTCAGCGAGCAGGTCGGCGGCGTGTTATTGCCGTTCGGCTGAAAGGCAATCCCTTCAATGCTACTGTTGCGGTCGCCGAGGAACAACATGCAGTCCTGGCCGGCGGCGCCGATCCACGACAGCTGCATGCCCGGGAAACCACTGTCCGGCCGGGCAAAGGCTTTGAGTTGCCTACCCAGCTGCCCGAACATGTAGAGCGGGGCGCTGATCTTGTACGTGCCCGGCGAGGGAAAGACCAGCGTGGCGCCGCTGGACAGGGAATTGATGGCCGTCTGCAGGGCAGTAGTGTCGTCGGTGCCGTTGGGGTCCGGAGCCTGCGTGTAAAGAGGTAGTGCCACAGCTTTGACTCCCCTGATACCCCAAGATTCTAACTCAACGTCAGCGACCCCCGCAAGGTGTCCCGCAGCCCCTTCTGGTCCTCCTCGGCAGCCGTGCTCAGATACTTGGCCTGGCCGACGCTATGGTAGGCCTCCAGGTCCTCGTGGACGTAGAGGGCATATTCAGCAGGTATCTTGGTGACGATGGCGTTCTCCCGGTAGCTGAAGACGTCCTTGAAGACGAACTCCGGCGAGGCGAAGCCGACCACCCGCGTGGCCTCCAGACCGCCCTCCCACATGGAGTACTGCCGGCCGCTGTTGAAGATGGAGTCCGTGTCGCGCGGTACGAGGGTCTTGGCCCGCTTCAGGATTTCGGCGGCGACAGCCTCGATGCCGTGCTCGATGCGCAGGCCCATGAGGACGCCGCGCTTCCTGGCGTTGTTCTCGGCGTCGCCGCTGACCTTGGCGGTGATCTTGACCTTGATCATAGCCAGGCCTCGTAGATGACGCTCTTGTTCTTGACGTCGGGGGTGGTCTTGACCAGGAGTACCTCGCGGCCGCCCTGCGTCACGGTGATGGGGTTGGTGTTCCCGTAGAGTTGCTGCAGCTGAGCGAGAGTACCCAGGTAGGCCAAACTCCCGGCGATCAACTGGTCCACCAGCAGGATGTAGCCCTTGGCGTGGACCTTGCGCCCGTGCGGCAGGATGATCTCCTGGGGCTTGTCCTCCCAGCGGCAGACGAGCTCCAGGGGAGGGCCGTACTGCGGCTCGCCGTACTTGTCGGGTATACCTCCCTGAATGGGCCAGTACACCAGGGACTGGTGGCAGAACACCCGCCGGACGATCTTGGCGAGGCTAGCCACTTTCCACTCCCTACTGTTCGACGGTCAAGTCCGCCCAGCCCACCCCGAAGTGGGCGTCGCCCTGGCCGTAGCCGCCGTACCAGCCCCGCCGCCGCGAGGCGCTCGGAGCGCTGCCCATGCTGATCCGGATTTGCCGCTTGATGCGGGCCGAGTTGTTCCAGCGGGCGAGGTTGCCCATGAAGTCCAGGAGCATGGCATTCTGGCCGTACATGCTGGTGGCCAGCCCCGGCCCGATGACGTTCTGGAAGGTCACGGCCGCCGAGCCGGCCCGCGCGCTGATCAACTGGTTGTCGTTGATCGTGTACATGTGCGCCGCCAGCCAGCGCTCGATGACCTCCATCTGGCTGCCGACGAAGCCGTCGGTGTAGCCGCTGTTGGAACACAGCCCGGTGACCAGCTGGTTGGACGCCGCGATGAAGGACGACAGGTCGACCGTGGGATCGACCTCGACGATGTCCCCCACCAGGGTGGAGTTGGTACGCGGCGTCGGCGGCCCCGTCGGCATGGGCGAGGGCGCCGCCACGCACGGCGGGTACGGCGGGTTAGGGTAGCATTGGTCTATCGGGCTTTGGCTGCACATGAGTTGGTTTCTCTAGTGGGACCTTCCGGTCGAAGATGTAATCGCCCGTCTCCGTCCTAAGGTATTGTACGTCCTCCAGGCAGGTGAGGGGCATCACCACCACGGGGTCCTCCAGATGAGTACGGACCCCGATGAGGGGCCCGTCGATGAAGAGGTGTTTCGGCCGGCCGCGCGGCGGCAGTGGTCGCCCGGGCGTCATGGCTCACCCCGACACGTCTTTGAGGTACTCCCCCACGAAGTCGTCGACCTCGTTCTCCTTGAGCGGGTGGGCGTTCACCGGCTTGGTCTTGGCCCCCTTCTTGCGCGCCGGGTCGACCACCTGGTGGGCGCCGGCCGCGTTGGCGTAGACCTTGAGGCCACCGTCGTAGGCGCCCTGGAACTTGTGCGTGACGTCGCTGCCCAGCGGCGTGGACGGGCCCGGGTGCTCGTCCTCGTCGTGCGTCGCCGCCGGCGTGGCCTGGCCCGTGGAGGCCGCTCCCACCCGGGCGATGATCCGCTTGAAGTGGTCCTCGGGGAGTTGCTCCAGCATGGCCCGGTCGTTCTCGGTCCAGGGGCCGCGGCCGATGGCCTCGGTGACGGCGCTGCGGCGCTCCTCGCTGACGGGCTTCTTGCCTTCGTCCTCGCGGTAGGGGATGAACTTGCCGGGGAACTTGGCGGCCAGGTCACGGTCGCTCTCGACAATGTCGGTGTCCGTACCGGCATTGTGGACGACGTACTCACCGGCCTTCAAGCGGTTCTCGCGGCGCTCGATGGCGCCGGCGTTGACCGGCTCGATGTGCCGGCCGGCGATGAGTCTGAACTTCATGGCGGACCTCTCAGCTGCCGTGAACGATGCCCGTGTTGCCGTAGAAGTCGGCACGCAACTGCGGCACCATCACGCACATGACCTTGAAGTTTAGCTGCATACCACCCTGGGTTTCCCACTGCACGGTGGTGATATCCATTCCCACCACCATGCGCGCCACGTCCGTCGTCTGCTGCACGAGGAGTAAGGAATCGTCCGGGATGTAGTCGACGGTGCGGACGTCCAGGATGCCGTCGATACCCCGGATGCGCTCGCGGAGCGTCATGTCGTTGTACGTCGGCTTGTAATCGTCATCCATGTAGCGGTCCCAGAAGAAGCCGCAGTAGAGTATCCACGGCCCGAAGTGGAAGGCCGTCTGCGACAGCGTCTTCATCTGCAGGACGTCGTCGACCGTGTTCTGCGGTATCCAGCCCGGACCCGTGGGGTTGGTCAGGGAGTAGGTGATGCGCGACGGGAAGTTCATGTAGCCGTAGATCGAGCTATTCGCGTAGGCGTAGGTGGCCACGCCCTGTAGCTGCCCGGGCGCGGTGAAGCTGGTGCTGGGACCGCAACCCAGCGTCAGCTGCTCCACCTGCTCGGCGACACGCCGGCCGGCCAACTCCGCAGTGGTGGTGTCCAGCGGCGAGTAGCCCGTGCGCGAGGCCAGCACCTGGCGCAGTGAGAACTGGAAGTCCTTGTGGATGATCGGGATCGGGAAGTTCTGCGTGGAGAACACCGGCCGGTCCGACTCACCCTGGCGCAGGCCGTCCATGGAGACGGTGGCACCGCTGATGTCACTCTGCGCCTGGTACTGCATCACCGTCTTGGCGATGCCGTTGGGCAACATGTAAACCAAGCCACCCTCGCGCAGGTCGCGCGCCGCGCGTAGACGGGGCTTTGCCGCCCGGATGATTGCCTCGTCCAGCTGTATCCAGTCAAGGATACGCAGGGTGGCGTTGGTGTCGTTGTAGGTCCGGTACGCCTTCTGCTTGATGACCGGCATCCGCTTCTTGGGGTCCCAGCCGGCGGCGTAGTTGCGCGTGATGAAGCTGCGGCCCTTCGAGTCGACGTAGGGCCGCATGCAGCCGATGTCGAGCTCGTTGTCCAGGAGACGGCGGGCGTAGTTGCCGCCCATCGAGATCGCCCCCCTGGCCGGGTTGATGTAGTCGACGCTCGGCGGGGCGTCGGGGTCGGTGTTGAGCGTCTCGAAGTCGAGCATTGCTACGTCTCCGCTAATGGCCCCCTCCCGCCGAAAGGGGCCCCGGGTAAGAGTTGTCCACTTAGACCATGATCGCCCGACAGAAAGCCGCGAAGCCGGCCGGAGTCGTGGAGCTAAACATACTCATCGGGTTGCTGCCGGTACCCGTGGTGTTGTTGATGGTGTCGTCGGCCACGGCAATGGTGCTGATGCCACCGCCGCGCGAGAGCTCGATAGAGAACTCGTCCAGCCGAATCTGGTTGGTCGGGGACGCCGCCGAGGCCGTCGACTTCAACACCAGCGTCTCGGCCTGGGTAGTGTCAAAGGTCGTCGGGTTGACGGTCAGCGGCACCGAGGTCCAGGTACCACTCACGGTACGGGCAACGGTACCTTCGGCCGTGATCGAGCCGGTGACGCCGACGGTCCGGACGGAGAAGGAAAGGTCCATGACGACCACGTCGTTGGCGATCATGGCCAGGGCCGTCGAGTCGGCCAGGGTGATCGGCGTCACACCCAGGTAGAGCTTCTCCTGGTGCGTATTGGTCGAGTTGACCGAGATCAGGAACGTCTTCAGATGGATTTTGACGCGGTCGCCGGCCTGGAAGAAGTTGGCCGGGAAGGTGTAGCTGCCGTTGGAATAGGCCGTCTCCACGGCGGTGTTGGTAATGACCGCCGAGGGAGCGGTGATCTGGTACAGGGTCGGGTAACCGGCCGGGCCCTGGGCGAAGGACCCGTCACCGGCGCACATCAAAGGGTTGCCCGGTACGACCGACTGGCCGAACTGGAGCAACAGCAACATCATGTCTCCCTTGGCGGTACGCCGGAAGGGAATGTTATAGCCCGAGGGCAACGGTTGCGTGGCGTCCCCGCCCTGGAGGGCGTCCTCCTCGGCGATCAAGACCGGACCGCCGCCGCCGGCCACGTTGTAGGGCTGCACCTGGAGGTTCGAGCCCATGACGAGGCCCATACCCGGGTAGCAGGTGGCCGACGCCAGCGCCTCGTCGTGCCGGCCCCGGGAGATGAGCACGATCCGGTTGGGGGTCACAAGTGCCATCGTAATCTCCGCTAAAGCCTGTTAGGCAAGGCGCTTTCCACTCACGCGGTTTTGTCGTCGGTCCAGTCGAGGGCCGGCAGCGGCAGCACCTCGAACTCGTCACCAGTACCACCCTGGCCCGCATTCTGCGTGACCTGAGGGTCCACGAACAGCGCCACCTCGCCCTGGCCGGCGTAGTTGTTGGTCGGCGGCGGGGAACCTTCGGGCTGGGCCATGCTCACCATGAGCTCCAGCTGCTCGGTGGGCATCCGCTCCAGCGCCTTGGGGTTGACGCGGGCGTTCTTGGTGGTGATGAACTTGATCAACCGGGTGCGCCGCGAGGCGTCCTGCGCCATGCTGTTGCGCACGATGCGTGCCAGCTCGGGCGGGGCGCCGGCCAGCCACTGGTCCAGGGCCGGCTGGGCCTGTGCGTTGCCGGTCACGTGGCCGGCCATGCCGTGGCGGACGCTGGAGCGGTCGCCCACGGGCGGGGCGCCGGCGTAGCCTTCGTAGGTGTACGGCTGGATCACGTTGGTAGCCCCCTGGACGGCGTACTTGGAGACGCGCTCGAAGTGGTCATCGGGCAGGTCCTCAAGCATCTGGCGGTCCTCTTCCGCCCAGCCGCCGTGTTCGATCATGTGGTTGACCACCTCCTTGCGGCTGCCGTGCGTCTCGCTGTCCTCGTGGACGCTGCGGTGCTGGCCGTCGGGGTGGACGCCCTCGTTGCCGCCGTGGTGGGCGGCGACCATCTCGTGGGCGCCCTGGTGGATGGCGTTGCGGGCCGGCGTAGGCGCAGGCGCAGGTCGAGTCCTCGGCGGGGTACGGGGCTGGTTGCGTGGAGCGTTGTTCGGCATGGCTGGTGGCTCCTGACGGTGAAGTAGGTTCGCGGTAGGGCTGGTGTAACCGTCGATGGCCGAGCCCTGTTTGGGGTGGTACTCGCTCACCCGCTCCACCTCCTGTGGTTCGCCGTCGTACCGAATCATATCGTCGTCGTAGGTGTACGGCAAGCGATACATTTTGCCGTTGTAGCTGTAGATGGCGTAGTTGGCAATGAGGTCGACCACCCAGCCGCCCCAGTCGCCCTCCTGCTGGATGCCGGAGTACAAGCTGGCGTAGTGCTTGGACAGGGCCTCCTGGTGCTGCTGCTTGGCCATGACGTCGCCCATCTCCGAGCGATGGGGCGGCGGCAGGTGGAGGGGTCCCTGCTGGTCCTCGTTGGTGAGGATTCTGCCGTTGAGGGTGGCGAACATGCGCTGGTGGCGTGGCACGGCAACCACCTTCTTGTTGGCAGTGACGTAGCTGGTGACCTTGCGGACCTTCTCCGGCACGCCGTCGAGGGACACGCCGTTCTTGCCCGTCTTGTAGCCGACCTTCCAGAAGTCGCCGCCACTCTCGTAGATGGCGTACTTCTTGTAGACGTCGCACACCCAGCCGTAGTCGTCGCAGCCGGCGGGCCTGGTCTCCTCCTCGCGCATGAGGCAGCCGATCTGGCTCCTTATGTCGTCCAGACTGAGCTCATCGGAGCCGTTAGCGGCAGCATTGACCAGTAGACCGGCACCGTCGGCCACGGAACAGGCTCCGACCTCGTCGGTGAGTATGGCGAGATGATCTGGCAGAATTCCACGCACGACGCCGTCGTAGCGCTTGTTGTTCCAGGTGCCTGGCTGGCTGTCGATGTCGTTGAAGATGCCGGTGGAGACCTCGACGGCCTTGCCCTGGTAGATGGCCTCCAGTTGCACGGGGGCCAGCTGGCCGAAGCGCTCCTCGTCGAGCCACGCCTCTCCCTTGCCGCGGCCGTCGAAGTCGGAGTTGAAGATGGTGCCGACCTGCTGATTCTCCAGGACTCGCGGCGAACAGGCGGTGACTTCTTCTTCATCGGGGTGGCACACGATGATGGGCTTGGAGTTCCAGGCGTGCGTCGGCCGGGCGATCTCCTCGGGCGAGTAGTAGAGGGGGCCCTGGCTGCCGTTGTGGACGCCCTCCACCAGGGACACGAATGGCACCACCAGGTACTCCTGGCCGTTGAAGGTCTCGTGGCGCTTCTGCGCCCCGGCCAGGTTGCAGGTTATGCGGTTGAACTTCTGCACCATGACTAACCCCTACCACCATTCTCGTGCTTGGTGTGGACGTAGAGGGCCCGCATCTGCGCCAGGGCCTGCTTGCGCGACTGTGGCTTCTTGCTGAAGGTCTTCTTCTGCCCCTTGTGGCCGACCTTGTAGCCACCGTTCACCTTGCGCAGGTCGTAGGGCATGACTGTCACCTAGAACTGCACGACCGGCCCGATGATGATGGAGCCGTCGGGCATGAGGATGCAGGGGTAGTAGGCCTTGGGCGTGGCCGTCTGAATGACGTTGATGTCGAACTGTCCGGCGTTGTTGGTGAGCACGCTACAGGCCACACCCGTGGTCGTCACCACCAGCGAGCCGTTGGTGCCGATGGCCAGGGCCGACGTGGCCGGCGTGGTGGTGTACACCGGCGGATTCTGGGTGTCGGACAGGAAGAAGTCCGTGCCCACGGCGATCTGCAGTGGCTCGCCCCGCGCACCCAGGAGGGTGACCGCCACGTTGATGGTGTTGGTGACCTTGGCGCCGATGACAAAGCTGGCCAGGTTGAAGGCGGTGTAGGCCCGGGCGGCGGACTGCTTGGCCGGTGAGGGATTGATGACAGCCATGATCGTCTACCTCCCGAAGTGCCGGACTCAACTTGGAGAGAAGTATATGTCAGGCGTCCGCACCTTGCAAGTGGAAAGCGCCTTGCCTGTGGTCAGAAGCCGTTGGTGTTGACCATGGTCAAGGGCTGGAACTGGATCAGGCCGGGCCATTGGCCGTTCGGCAGTTTGCCCGTGGATTGAATAGGCCCACCCGTCCCGTTCCACGCCGGCAGGCCGATCCGGCAGCTGTCGATCAAGAGTTTCGTTGAGGTGTACCAGCCCGGCGCGAAGGCCGACGTCAGGACCGGGTTGCCGTCCACGTTGATGCCACGCATGACCGTGCAGGTGCCGCCGCCGGGCGACGACAGGTAGAAGACGTTGGGTGACTTCACCGCCGAGAAGCGGCAGTTGCGTATCTCCAGGTGGCCATTGGCCGTACAGAGCGAGCAGGCGACCGCGGCCGGGTCGGTGTTGCCGGTGCCGACGCCCTCGCTGTTCCACCCTTCGATCAAGTTGAATTGTGAACCATTCCCGATTACTAAATCTTGCCCACAGTACTCGGCCATGCAATTTCTGACAGTACCGATGCCTTGCTCCAGGTGGTAGGCCAGGCCGCAGCCGTTGAATACACAGTCTTCGACTAACTCGCTCTTCAGGTTGCTCGACGACCCGAAGTGAACGCCCTTGGCTCCGCCGTTGAAGATAGAGTCTCTTATAATCATGCCCTCGCCGTTGGACTTGGTCACCGGGCAGATATTCACGCAGGTCTGCGCGGTGGCTGCCGAGAACAGGCAACTCAGCACCCAGCAGGACGTTGTATTGCCCGAAGCCCCCGTCTGCGGGATCGACGGGTCACTATCAATGAGCAAGTGAGAAGTGGCCGGCGTGGAGGCCTTGTCGTTGCTGAAAGAGAAGCCCTTGATCCAGCAGCGATGGGCCTTGTCCAAGCGCACGGTGGCGGCCTCGCCGCTGCCGATGTAGTTGAGGTTACAGCCTGTGCCCGCCAGCGTGTCCGGCCGGCCGGGACAGTCGAGGCCCAGGGCCGCCCGGGAGAAGACTTGCAGTTCTCTGACGTTGTAGGACGTGCCCGGGTTGAACATGATCACCGAGCCGTCTGGCGCGGCGTTGATGCACGTCTGCAGGTTGGTGGTGTCGTCGCTAGTGCCCCCACCCGGGGGTGGTGCCTGGATGTAGAGAGTGGACATTGGTCGTCTCCAAAAGAGCCGGAGGAGTGAAAAGGCTAACCCTCCTCCGGCCTGCACCGGAGTACCGCCCTGACGGTGCCCTCATCGCTATTTCCTGGCGGGCGCCCTGGCCAGGGCACCGCCACTACCGTCGGGCGCGCCCACCTGCTTGGAGCTCACGTTAGTTACCCCCTGGGGTGGTGGCTGTGCCGCTTGTATCGTAACGGGCGGAAAAGGAATGGGCGGGGAGCTTTGCGGCGGATTCTGGTTGTCGGTCGTGACCAGGTTGCCGGTGATGTTGTCGTTGTTGTTGAGGACGGGCGCCCCCGCCAGGGTCGAGTAGGCGACCATGGTGGCCGTGGGGCCGAACGGCACGGTCCCGACCTGTGTGCCGTTGACCAGGAACACGCACTGACCGGAGACCACGTTGGGGTCGCTGTCAGGAGTAAAGGTAATCTGTACGTCGGCGGCCATGTTAACCCCCTGCACCTGTTTGCTCGTGACGCCCGTGACGCCACACGGCGGCGGGGGCACGAGATGAACGTAGACGTCGAGCCGGAAACAAATGACGGGCGGGCACGGACAGTCGGACTGTGTCATGGTTTCCCCTTACCACCGGGGGGAAACCCGCGGCCGTCAGGAACCCAGCGGTAGGCCACTCCACAGGAGTGTCCCTTCCCATACGGCCGCGGGGGTTACCCACCTTCTGCGGTGTCGGTAGTTACGGGCCGCAGCCCGAGCACGTGAAAGGCCAGGGCACGCGCCTCCTTGGCCTTGTGGACGCCGTGAGTGAACTTGCTGTCGGCGCCGTGGACGTTGCTGATCAGGTTGTCGACGAGTTGTGTGTAGGACAGGCCGACCGACGAGACGTAGGCCTGATCAATGGCCTGTCGCGTCAGCAGGTCTTGATAGCTTTCGGGCATGACGTCACCCCCGACCGAGGGTCTACCGTCAGTGACAACCACCGGGGCCGCAGGCGAACTGCCGGGAGGAGCCCCAGCCGCCGAATTGCGAAGGGCTGTAGCCGCCGCTCCAACCCCCGCCGTTGCCGTAGCCGTAGCCGTAGCCGTTGCCGTAGCCGTTGAAGCCCTGCGCGGTGTAGGTCTGCTGGTAGCTACCCCGTAGGCGCGGGAACAGCCTCGGCTGGTTCCACTGTTGTTGTAGCGACCAGCTGTCACTCACCGTCGGCGCGCCGCTGTAGACGAACAGGAAGGCCGGCGGCGACTGCGTGTCGATGGTCAAGAAGGGCTGGCCGAAGGCGGCCTGCGGGTTGAACTGGATGATGCGCGGCTGCTGAAACTGGAACTGCGGCTGCTGGAACTGGAAGGTGAACTGTGGCTGTTGCCACTGTACCTGCTGGTACTGGGACTGCTGATATTGACCGTAGCCGACGCAGCCGGGGCCGCAGCCGCAGCCGGGGCCGCACTCACAGACGGAACACTGGGCGAGGCCGTAGGCCGGCAAGAGCACGAACAGCAGCAGGAGGGAAAGCAAGTAGCGCATGGCAGTACTCCTTGAGGGTGATTCACCAGAGTCTGAGTTGCGGGGCGCCGCCGAGGCCGAAGACGCCGAGGACGAGCCAGACCAGGATGAGCAGGCCGATAACGCCGATGACGATCCGGGCGATCTGGCGGATGTCGGCGGGCAGGCCGGTGCGGCCCAGGACATAGTCAAAGACCCACAGGACGATGGCCAGGACCAGGGCCGCGACCAGGAAGCCAATGAGACCGGCGATCATGGGACACCTCCCTTACCCTTGGCCTCGATCCGGTTGAGGACGGCCTTGACCTCTTCGAGTATGACGTTCTGACGGTTCTCGATGTCCACCAGCCGGTTGTTGCGCTCGTCGAACTTGGTCTGCAGCGTGTTGATGAGGGCCTCGCGCTCGGCGACGACTTCCTTGTGCGTCTGTGGGAAGAGGACGACGACCATGTACACCACCAGGGCGAAGGCCCCGCCCTGCAGGAGCACGGCGGCCCAGCCCTGTAGCGGGCTGCCGTTGCCGCCACCACCACCGGCAGGTCCGGCCGCCATACCCCACACTCCTATTCTAGAAGTTTTGCGCCTGCCTGTCCGCCGTCTGACTGTCGCTCTCGCCGGCGCTGAACTTTTGCTTGTCGCCCGGCCCGCCCGGCGGGGGGCCGCCCTTCTTGGAGGGGTCGACCTTCTTGAGGGTCTCGACGCCTTCCTTGAATTCCGGCGACTCGGTGATCTTCTTCGCGTCGGCCGGCCGCATGCCCATGTAGATGGTGAAGAAGTCCATGGGCCCCACCAGGTGGATCATGCCGCTGGAGACGTACTCGGCGGTGGCCTGGGTGCGCTTGAGGGCCAGGTTGGACTTGTCCTCGTCGGTGACGGTGTTAAGGTCCTCCCAGTCGACCTGGTACCTCTTGCTCACGGGTGGTGCCAGCACGCCGATGGCGATCATGCGGTCGATGAAGTTACGCATCAGCTGGTTGTTGAGGAAGCGCTTGACGCGACGGCCCAGGCGCAGGTTCCAGGTCAGCTTGTCCTGGGAGGAGGCCAGCTTGGCTTCCTCGCTGCCCAGGAAGATGCGGATGGGCACGCCCTTGTTGGCGGCGATGGCCTCCTTCTGGACCTTGATATGCCCCACCGGATCGGCCACCTGCGGGGCCAGCGAGCGGGCCCGGATGCCAACCAGGCGTAGCGCCCGGGTGAGGCCGGACTCGTACTCGCCGACCATCTTGTCGAACTGCTCCTTGTCGAAGGTGACTTCGTCGCCCAACAGGCCCGGTTCGAGCTCGAAGGCGATGCCGGGGAAAGCGCCTTTCCAGAACATCTCGGCCGAGCCACCC